TTTGCAGATCCATAAGATTCTTTGTGACATCGCTTATATTTTTAATTGTTTGTGAAAGAACTTCAAATGCTCTTGGATGTTCTGATTCGATTGCTAATTCAGATAATACATCCATTGATCTTGTGCCATTATAGATTAAGTCTTTATATGTCTTACGAGAAAACTCATAATCATCTTTAATATCTTTATCTATTTTAAGAGGTCTATTTTTTTCTACAACTGGTAGATTTTTCTCTAAACTTGCTGTCATCTTTTCTCGCTTGTCCATTATTCAGTACCATCCTGTGTAATTGTTGTTGTAACTGTATAGTTATCTGCATTATCACTTGCACCTACAGTAAAGTCCATTTCCTCAAATAAAGCAGTTGTAACATTTTTATCATGAAAGTCAATATTAACTTCGCGTATAATTCCTTGATCGGCTGTTGGTCCAAAGAACTTCATCTTCATTGTAAAATCTAATTGATAGATAAGTACTCTTCTTTCTGTAAACTCTCCTTCATATTGATCATCTATTTGTACACCACCAAGTATTACAGAAACATCTTGCTTATAAGCAAATCCATCAACAGGAGTAATTGTAACATTATATTCTGGTTGAAAATATGGTAATATTTGTTCAACGATTTGTAGTCCATCATCTTGATTTTTTACCATAATATATAATGACATACCAATATCATACGATGTATGATGCTTTATTGTTTTCTTTTTACCAACATCAGATGCATGTGTCTCAACAATCTTATTCATCTTATTAAGCTTTTGAGTAGTATCTAAAGAAAGACCTGTAATCTCAAAAGCCATTCTTGGTAATTTAATAGACATTCCAGCATCAAAACCAGTCTCTTGATCTAATCTTGCTAAGAATTTTTGTTTAGGTCCATAAGCTAATGGAACTCTTACCTGATTTAAAACACTTCCATCAGTTGCTTTTCGTATGACTTTTAAATTATTAAACAGTGTACCAAATACGGCCACTGATTTACGCATTGTTGCGTGATAGAAATGATCTCCAAACATTAGTATGTCTCCGATGGATCACCAAATGGATTTGACTCACTAAAGTCAATAAATCCATCAGCATCTAATTCAAAATCAATATTTTGAGCAGCTTCATCTGTTGCCCATGCCTGACCTGTGGTATCTGTTAAATCACTATATATTGTAGCAATAGTACCCGTATATCCAGAGGTTAATCCTGTTACTGTACCACCAACAGTAAAGTCTTTTGCTGTGGTAGTACCAGAAGCACCAATGTTCGATACATATATTCTACTTGATACATCTGATGATTTAGTTCTCTGTTGAACCTCACCAAATACTTTGACTGCAGGAGTATCACCAACAGCAGCCACAAGAACTTGTTCAATTGTTTCTCCTACCTCAAAATGATTACCACCCGTAATTGTAATATTCATAGGAAGTTGATATGCAACTTTTGCTGTTGCATCATCTACGACAGTAATACCTGTATCAAAGTCCTCATCATTATATTCAAACAATGTACATTGCATTCTATATACAGGTAAGTTAGAGAGCTGATAGAACGGTGAATCATCTTCTACATATGATATTTCAAAGAATGAGTTTGTCATTGGTAAGAAGATTAAATCGCCTTCTTGTGGTCTTGGATCAATTATGTTATCATCAAAGACACCAACTCTTGTTTCCCATCTTCTTCTTGATACAATAAATGTTGCATCATCACGAATTTCTAATCCAAACTTAGAATATAAATCTCCTGCACCTTCAAATCCTTCAGTGTTTTCAATATACATCTCTAAAAGATATGCATCGTCGAATGATGATGCTGGGTCTTCGTTTAATACATTATCACGATTGACAAGAGTACGTGGAATGTAATAGACATCTTGTCCATAAATTCCTAGTGATTCGATTATCAGGTCTTCGTAAAGGTTCTGTTCAGATTTTACGGCCTGAGAAAAATATACATTTCTCGGCATGTTTTATCCTGTCATGAAGTCGACTGGTTGTTCCCAATTCAATCTTGCTTCTTCTTCTAATTTTGTTATCTCTTCGTTCGCATCATCAAAAATTTGACGACCATTAAATGTAACTCCACCTGGCATTACCATACCTTCGAACTTAATTAAGTTAGTTCCCCATTGTCTTTTAATAAGTGCAGTTGCATATCTTTTTAAGAAGTAATCATTATAAACATCAGTGTAAGTATCTGGGTCAATAATACGATAGCATTCAACTACTAAGTAGTCTCCTTTTTGTACTTCTTCATCCCAATCCATAAAGATATCTAGTTTATTTGTATGCTTATCAAAGTTAATATGTTTATTATCTGAATCAATTACTAAATCGAGTAAAGAAAGATATTGTTGACTCATAACATATTCTGTTAAGTTACCCATAAAGCCAACTGAATGTAAATCATTTAAATGAATTTGATATCGGATATCAAACATATCGCTTGAACTTACTGAATCTCGAATTGGCATAACTCTTACAACATCAGTAATTAAATTTGATATTGAAATATATCCGTTTTCAATATCTCCTTTTGTAATACTTGATATTACTGCTGTTGAGCTTGAGCCATCACCCGTAATTGTTTCTGCAGCAGCAAAAGGTTTATTTAAATCAGTTGGTCGATTATATGTGATTGTACTTCCTGAGACTGTTTTTACAATAGCCTCTGCACCAGAGGTTCCACCTGTAATTTTTTCACCGACAATAAAATTGCTTGCAACAGCAGCGGTTAGTGTTAAAGATGAATTTGTAACTTCGTGTTTTAAATAAAACTTCTCAATAGAATCACTATGATATGTTTGATAGAATTGAAGAGCTTCGTCTATTCTATCATCGATTTGATCTTCATCAACATTAATTTCAATCACTGGAGCTCCAAGTGATCTTAAACAATAATCGACAAGTGTTGTTCTACTATTTGGTTGTGCCATAATTAATTCCTATTATACTTCTATTTATAATAGTTTACACTTTAAAATAATAAAGACGGACTATATTAACCAACTAATGTTTTTGTTACTGAAGTCGGTGTTATTAATTCAGCGATTTGTGCGTCCAATCCATCTTTTATTTCTTGTACCATATCAGCGCCTAATGCTGCCTCTACCCAACCTTGAACTTGTGAACTAGTCACGTCATCAAAATTTGTAAAGTCAGATATGTCTGATGTATCTAATGATTGATTGCTGTAAGTACTTGATGTCAGATTATTTCCTTCTGAATCTTGATTTGCATCATCTTCAGCAGTTAATCGCCAGTGTACATTATAAATCACATCGCTATGATCCCCTTCAGTTGGATAAGTATCTACTGTTGATACTTCCCATGTATATGATATGGCCATATTTTTCTCCCTATAAAAGCTAGTTAATAAAGTTATATTCTATCAAGAATTATTTGAAATGTAATCTAAACCAGTTGCAATCGCATCTGTATAGCTAGACTTATCTGATGAGTCTCCTACCACATCAGGCGTAGGATCATTTTCGTCTACTGGTTCATAAGCCAAGATAATCTGAAGATGGTCTACATTTCTTTGAACCATCTCGTTAATTTCTTCCTGAGGCATACCTAGAACTACATGAGCAGATGAACTACCATTATCGTTTATATCATTTATCAGATTTACAGAATCAGTTGCTGATGTTAATACTTCTGTTACTGTTGCCATTTTTTTATTCTCCTATTATCGTTAGCCTTCTAAGGCTTCTATTCTTGTTATTAAATCAGCATTTTGTGCTGAAAGTTCTTGTATTGCTTTTACAAGAACTGGTATCAATGCTGCTTCTGCAACTTCTTGTGAGCCATCATCTCTATCATCCCAAAGTTTAAAGCCATCTTTAATGCTGTTATCTGCATCTATAGCAGATTTAACTTCTTGAGCAATGAAACCATGATTGGTTTGAGAGTTTTTAAAGACTTCAGTTGAGCCTTCTTTATAAGCGTCAAAGGTTTCAGGTAGTTCGCCTAAATTCTTGTACTTAAAAGTACGGGGGCGTAAAGCATTAATAAAGCTAAGACCTGCTGCGGAGTCTGTAATGTCTTTCTTGTAGCGTTCATCAGATACTGTTGCCCATGTAATATTTCCATGCGCTGCTCTAATGTCTGAAGAACCATCTCCTATGGTTGTATAACCTCCAGCACAACCTAAGTTGTAGCCAAGACCCATTGCTTTATTGCTTCCTGTACCTGTTGTATGCATATATGCACCAACCAGTGTATTACCAGTACCTGTTGTAATACCAACGCCATATAACCCTGCGTTGTATCCTAAACAAGTATTATAACCACCTGTTGTAATATCTCTTGATGTATGAGAACCAAGAGAAGTATTACCTGAACCAGTTAAAGTGTCATCCATACTTGCTGCACCAACAGCAGTGTTATAAGAGCCAGTGGTAAGACCCCTCATAGCTGCTTCACCAAAACCTGTATTATTTGACCCTGTTGTACTTTTACCCAAAGCCCCAGACCCACAACCAGTAACCCAAGATCCTGTGGTGTGTTCATCTAAACAATTTGCACCTATAGCAACAAGCCCAGGTCCAGTAGCTACTGCACCTGCGTTATATCCAACTGCTGTAAGACTACTACGGGTGGTTGTTGTGCTTAAAGCATTATAGCCAATTGCCGTATTATTTTCACCTGTGGTGTTTGCCCCTAAAGCATCTTTACCAACTGCTGTGTTGTAAGATGCTGTGGTATTTGCCTTTAAAACACCTTGACCAATGGCTGTATTACTAGCCCCTGTGGTGTTGTTATAAAGTGCTGATAAAACAGAACCATTATAAGAACCTATAGCAGTATTATCTGAGCCAGTCGTATTTTGCCTTAATGCACTATCGCCTATGGCAACATTACCAGTTCCACTGGTGTTGGTATACATTGCTTGCATCCCAACTCCGACATTGTGGTTTACTGTATTGTTTTCTAAAGCTGAATAACCTATTGCTACATTTCTTTGACCAGTAACATTGTCATACAAACTCTGCCATCCCATTGCCACATTCCATTGACCTGTAGTGTTGTTATCCATTGATGCATAACCCACAGCAGTATTCCTTACTCCAGTGGTATTTGCTTGCAAAGCATCTTTACCCACTGCGGTACTTTCTTCTGCGGTACTTAAAGCAAGAGCATTATGACCGATAGCAACACTGCCACTAGCAGTAGTATTATCACCAAGAGAATTATAACCATAGGCTGTATTGTTACTACCTGTGGTGTTTTGGAACATACTAATTAAACCTGCTGCGGTATTATTATTACCTGTCGTATTATTTTTAAGTGTGCTTCCACCCAAAGCGGTGTTACTAGCTCCAGTGGTGTTTGCTGTTAAACTGTTATAACCAAATGCTGTATTATTATCGGCTGTAGTGTTATCTCTTAAAGAACCATAACCAACTGCTGTATTGTTATTTCCACCATTACTATCTTCTAGTGCTGCA